CTGTACTCAAAGTTAGGTAAGTTAGGGTGGCTGCTCGTCGGCGATCCGACAACCGATAGGGTAGCTGGTCTTAACGGAGATGGCTGTTTTTTAAGTTTTGACTATGTAGGGGCTACGGACTCTATCAAGTCCGCCTACACCAAGGCCGCCATCGAAGTTTTGATCGATTGTGGGGAGGGTCTCTCAGAGGAGGAGGTGAGATGCTTACGAGTCCTCGGCGATCTGAAGCTTTGGGACCTTGACTACGCGCTGTACGAAGCTGGTCTTGGTTTCCTAGTGGAGGATGAACTGTCAGCTCATGTTGATGGGTTTTCTCCCGAGGATTATGAAGGGTTCGCACGCGGGCAGCCAATGGGAAGCGCGATGAGTTTCCCGCTCCTGTGTCTAGTGAACAAGACTGTAGTTGATCTCGCTCTTACTGACCTCCTTACAACCAAGAAAATCTCGTTCCGCGAGTGGACGAGGCACCGCTGTCTCATCAACGGCGATGATCTCCTACTGAGGGAGCCCCGACTCAACACCGACTTGAGAAGTGCCATAGTACGCAATGGCGCCGCCATAGGTCTGGTGGTCAATGAAGAGAAGAGCATGGTCTCTAGTGAACTCGCTGAGATTAACTCGACGCTGTTCTCGGAGAAGGGGTGCGTACAGGAGAAAAAGACAAATGCAAACGCTTTGTACATGAAGCCGGACGTTAGTGATGTCCTGGGCCTTGCTCGGGAGGCGACAGTCACTCCGAAGGCTTTTGTACGGGTTGTTCGGGCCAATGCACGTCTTCTGGCTCGCCAGGAGGACAAGTTTCTTTGGAAACTCCCGTACCCGCTCCAGCTTGAGTGTTGGAAGAATCGTAAGATCCGGAAGGCACTATCAAAGCAACCTGACCAGAAGCGTCCCACGATTGCCAACGTCTTCCCAGTTGTGCCCATGCCCGATGGATACAACCTTGACCGTGAGGAAGAAGTTGCTATTCTCAAGGAGAGGGTTAAGCAGGTGCGATCGAGCGGTAAGGAGATTGCAGTTGCGAAGAGAGCTACACGGACGTCGTTTCAAACGACGGTTTCTAAAGTTGAGTGTACCTTTCACTCCTTGACGAAGAAGAAGAAGCCTGCTGGCGAGACTGTTCTCTCGGTGCTTGCCCAGGCGTTTATGGCAAAGAGGAAGAGAGAATTGGCTGAAGAGGAGGCCTTGGCAGCCTCCCTCGAGGGGAAATTAGAGTGGGATTGTGATCCTGATAGTTGTCTCGCTCTGACGTACCCCAATAAGATTTCGTTTCTTATTGATGCAGTCAAGGGATTTGAGGAACGGATCCTGACGGCCAAACCGTGCGAATTCACCCTGGCTTTTGACTTTCCAAAGTCCACGTGGTCCCTTACGGATCACGTTGAGATGGAGGTTAGGAGATCGCTTGACAAGTATGGCTAGGTCGGCCTACCGAGCTGCGGGAGC